AAACGATATTTCTCCATTTCAAAGTTTGCATCTCTCCACATTTTGGGCAAGGAATATAATACTCGTCTTTTGAGCTATTCTCGTATTCAAGTTCTATCCTGCTCCCACCTTTGATAGTCGGTGTGCTTGTCAAAACTATTTTACTGTTTGGCCAAGTTTTTACCCTTTCAATCGCCAAATTCAATGGGTCTCCATCTTTTTTAGCACTTCGAGGAAAACGGTCAATTTCATCTGCCAATAAAACTCTAATCGGTCTACTTGCTAATTCTGAAGCTGAATTACTCCCAGTTAAAACAATATATCCGCCTGAAAATTCTTTTTGTCTTTTTGTATCCCTGGCATCAGTACTTTCGATAACTTTGCTTCTAAGTTGTGGTGTCGATTGAATCATGTCATTAAGCCTTGTTGTTGAAAAATCAGCCGCCATATCTTTCGTGGGCATTAAAAACATAATCGGAGAAGGTTCGTAGTCCATAAAATATCCAACTGTATTCATAAGAATTTCTGTTTTTGATAACTGAGCCCCATACATCATCACAACTTTTTCTGTATTTTTATCAGAAATTGCCCTCATTACTTCTCTTTGAAATGGCACTCTGTCAGTTTTCCATTTCCCTGGAATTGCCGAACTTTTAGTTGATAAAACTCTATACATGTCCGCCCAAGTATCAATGGTTAATTTTGGAGGTGGTTTTAAAACTAAAGCAATTTTTTTGAATAATTTAACTGTTCTTTTTAGGTCTTCCTCTAGTTCTCTTTTCACTTTCAACTTTCACTTCCATATCTTCCTCATTTTCTATAAAAATTTTATTATTTTTAAACATATCGGGATCATATTCACTAAGTTCTTCTAAAACCTCAAATATTTCATCTTGGATGACATCTTGAATTTCACCAAGATTATCTGCTGCAATTACTGCTGGCGCTACTTTACTAGATATAGAAAGCAATTTCCCTTTTATGTTCATGAGCATATCAGTCATCACTTTTTCAACAATAGATGCTAAATGTAATTGATTTTTAGTTTCCTTGATTTTTAAGTCTTTTAGTTCAACGTCTTTTTTTATTCGTTTTATCTCTTCCTTAATTTTCTCATCTTTCAAATTCAAATCCACATCATTTTTAGTTTCAATATACTCAATATATCCAAGTACATTTTCCCAAAACAGATACTTGCCTTTTTCCGTTTTTTTTATTATTCCTTCGCTAGCTAAATTGCGGAGGTGCCTATCTGTTATACCTAGCAATTTTGCTAACTCGTTTGCCTTTATTATCTGATTCTCTTTTACTAACATAACACCTCCATTTCGGAACGGAACTAAAACTTAAAAAAGTCATCATACATATTTTTTCTGGGGCTTCGAACCCGTTCGCTCTTTTTTGACTTCTCAGAAGTACCTTTTTAATCAAAATCTTATTTTTTCTTTGTTTTCACTTTAACGATTGTTTAGTGTATTTGCTATTTTGAGTATTTATTTTCTATTTCTATTAGTTTATCTCTCAATCCCTTGTCTTCTTCTCTCTGTTTCTTCATTCCTACTCTACATCTATCAAGATATCTGTCATATATCAGTATCTTTAATCCATCTATCTTGTTATCTATATCTTTTTCAATCTCTTCTAATTTGTCCAAGAGTTCCAAATTTCTTTCGATTCTTTCTTTTATGTATTTTTTTGTCCCATAACAAATAATTTGAAATAGTATTAATATTACTGCTATATTAATAACAAAACTTGCAATCAATAATATAATTAACATTTGTTATCCCTTTCTTTGATTCTTAGACAAAAAAAGAGCCGACTTATAAATAGACTATTTCTAATCTACATATAAATCGGCTCATTAACTTTCATAACTCTTGCCTTTATCCAATTGTATTTGTTTTTTTTCTTTTGATTACTTTTCCATTATTGAAAACAATTGTCATTTCTCTTTCTCCTTTTTTCTTCATCTCTTCTAGCAAAATCACTATAAAGTGAAAAAGATTTTTATTGTTTTCAATTTGTCTTATCTGCTCTTTAGTAAGCATTTTATCACTCCCTTATTATACCTTATTTTATCAATATTTTCAAGCATTTATAAGTAATATTCTAAAAAATCTAAATATCCTTTCAACACTCTTTTTAGTTCTATTTCGTAATCTTCATGTTTACAATTTAAAAAAATATTTTCGTATTCTCCTCTTGTGTTTAAAATTTTTAAAATATTTGATATCTTCTTTATTTCAATATCTCTTAACTGCTCCTTTATTTCTATTCTTTCTCTTATTTCCTCTTCTCTTTGTATCTTTTGATTTATTTCTTTTAATTCAAACTTTAAACTTTCTCTTTTTCTTTTTAATTTTAAAAATTCCCATTCATTCATTTTTTTTAAAATAAACTCTGACATTCTCAACGCTCCTTTTTAATATAAATTTCTACTTTCTTTGTTTTATGCTCTAATGGCAAAAAATACAATCAAATTTATTATTGCATAAATCAGCAGAATATTTAAAAACCAAAATATTAAAAAGTAAACTATATTGTAAAGTGTATAATCAATTTTAGTCATTCCTCTTAATTTCTTCTTTACATCTTCAACTAAAGCATACAGATAGCTGACTAAAAAGAAAACTAAAAATATTGTAACTGCCGCACTTAAAATTCTCATTATTATTTCCAGCATTTCAATCCTCCTCTGTTTTTTTACATCTTACCCTTTTATAACTTTTCTAAAAAAAAGAAACATCTTTTTTTTATCTTTTTCTTTTATATTCAAACAAGCATATCCAACAAAAGCATATTCCAAAATTCTTACTGTAAAAAATATTGGAAACGCTATTATCAAAGGCAAAAAAATCATTACCCAGCCAACTTGAATCAATCCAAAAAGTTTGACAGCAACCAAAAATATAGTCGTCTTACCGACGGCTCTGCTTATTGCTTTTTTTGCAATTATAACTTTTTCAGCCATTGATTCCACTTTTTTGTTCATTTCTTATTTCGCCTCCTCTGTTATTACAATCGCATTATCAATTGTAACTCTACGATTATTTTCACTTATTAAGTTTAATGATATTCTTCCGCTCTCATCTGAATCTCTTACCCTTATCAGCCCTTTGTATTCCTTTAATAATTTTCCGTCAAGAGTATAAATTCGCACCGTTCTTTTCAAACCTTTTGTATCGCTCTCCCAATCTTTTTGAGTATCTTCCCATCTTGCACAGCTTCCTGTCAATCCTAAAATTGTAATTCCTAATAATAGTTTTTTCATTTCAACTCGCTCTCCTTTATAATTTAAATTCTTTATTCTTCATAGCATCGATTTCTGTATCAATCTTTTCTAATTCTTTTTCTAAATTTTCTTTTTCCTTTTCTCTTGTTTTTATTTCTTCATAACTTTTTTTATATTTCTTGAAACTTTCTATTTTATTGTCAAACTGTGCTTTAACGGCAGAATTACTTAGCGTGTCTCCAGTCTGGAAGTTGCTATTAATTCTAAATGTTGTAATACTGAAAACTGTTTTTTTGTTTTCCATTCCTCTTTTCAAATTCATTTCCACATCTATATAATCATTATAATTAGTATGTTTCTTTATACTTATAGAAGTTATATCAAAAAAATTATCATTTTCATTTTTCAAATTGTTTAAAAAATCAATTATTTCATTTAAATATTTGTTCATTTTAATTTCTCCTCCTAACCTTTCTCTAATTCAATCGACTTTTCACGACTAATCTTTTTCCGTATAAATACTGTGTTTTTAAGCATTATCCCAGTCAAAACGACTTTCTGTGACTGAACTATTTCAAAAAAGAAATTCCGAATAACACTAGCGACCCCACAATCAATATTTTGAATATATTTTTTGTTGCTCTTTTTCTCGCAGACTTTCTTTGAATCGTTCTGGTATTAAAACTTTCAAATAATTGATTTTTGATTGCTTCATAATAATTTGCCAATTCATTTAATTCGAGCCATATAAACAATATTTCCAAAAAAATTGTCATTACTAACAAATATATTTTTAAAAATTTCATTTTATTCCTCCTTCACTACCCAGTAAGATTGATTTATATTCTCATTTCTCCATTCTCTAAATAATTCATACTGTTTGTCATCATCATTTATTATTTCTTTCGCTTCTTCCTCTGTATAGCCGTAGTCGTCTATTAAATCAATCTCGGTATTTTCTCCGCAATAGCTATCGCCGATTGAAAAACCTAATTTATATTTGCTCATTATTCCTCCTTAAATGCCTTAAAATGATTTTTGTAAATCTTTTTCAACTCTTTTACAAGTTCCGTGTTTAACCACACCCCTTCAATATAATATTTGTTCTTAAACGTTTCCTTGCCTGTTGCGTGAAATTCCTGATGATGTTTAGCACACAAACTCATAAATGGTGTTTTTAATCCATCGCAATTTTTGTATCCGCCTATGCTTGCCACTGAGTTCCAATGATGTAGCTCAATTGTATTGTACTCGTTATGCTCTTTTCCGCAGATACAGCAAACTCTTTTTTTTAAGCAAGCGATTACATATCTTTGTGTTATATTGTCGATTTCCAATATGTGTTTATACCTTTTATCGTGTTTGCCTAAAATATATAAATTTATTCCAAGTTCTAACGCTTGTTCTATGATAAACGATATAAACTCATTTGCCGTTTCCATATCACATTTTGCTGTAGAAAAGTCTAATCTATCTGTGGATATTGCAAACTGCTCTTTCATCAGTTCCTTAATCTCTATCAAGGTATACCCAATTTCATCTCCAAACTGCTTTAATAAAACGTGTATCAGTCCGTTCTGTGCCTGCGATAACTTTTTTACTGGAATAACCTTGATTGGAAAATGGTTTAAGTATTCCTCCAATTTTTCTTTTATTCCTGGATAAACTTTTTCCACAGGTAAGGTTATTATTATTTCCTGATTCGAGATTTCTGCGTAAGCCATTTTTTCTTAGCCTTCCTTTTCTTTATAAATTTAATGCTCTTAAACAAATCAGCATTAAGTTTTGTAAATTCAAATTCACGTTTGCTCATTTCTGTATTACATAATATATTTGCTTTTATTCTTTTGACTATTTTTTCTTGTTCATCCATCTCAATTCCTCAATTCTGCTTTTTCTATCCAGTTCTGAACATACGCTAATGCTTCAGTTAAGTCTTTTCTCTTAATGTCACGGTAGCTTGCAACTCCAAATCTGTCCTTTAAATCTCTGTAAATTGCAGGAAACATTAAATTTCTGTCAGCGTCTATCACATCCAGCCTTTGATAAACTCTTATCGAAACCGCTTTTTGTAATTTTCTTTGTTCTGTGTGGTCTATTCTTATCTCGTTATCAACTTTATTTTCTACGACATCAATTCTATGCTTGACACTTTTCATTTCATTTGCCTGCAATATGATCATGTCTTCGATTGTCATTGGTTTTTTTAATTCTTCTATTTTTTCAATAAGTTTAAATCTAGTTTCAGCACTGTATCTTGCTCCAAGCTGCAAGACACCTTTGTAATTCAATAAAAAGGCAGGCTGTTTTCTGTTAAAATTATCCGTATATTCAGTCGGCACAAAAATGAGCCGACCTCTTTCTTCTCCCAATTTATCTATTTCATCCCTGATATCTCTTAAAATACTTTTGTGATCTTTTCCTGTTATTTCCGCTACTTCTAAACTTGTCAATGTATTTTTAGCTTCTATGTTTATTAATTCGTTCATTAATTTTCATCTCCAATCATCATTTCAATGTATTTTTTTGCTTTCTTGAAGTCTTCAATACCATTTTTCTTATTTGCTCTAAGCACGTATTTAATAATATTTCCGTGACAAAAGCTATTAAAATCTTTTACAGTCGCCTTTATTATATCAATCGCTTCCACATCCAGCCCCTCTAATTTGTAGTGTTTTGGGCTATTTACATTATCGTTTTCCATTGTTTTTCTCCTTTTCAATAAATTGTTTTAAATTGGGCCCAAAATAATTTTTCCCTTTCAATATTTTTCCGTCTTCCCTGAAAATTGCTTTTCCATTTTCCAGCTTGCTCATATTGCTTCTGTGAACTTCCTCGAATGCGTCCATAATTAGCTCATCATTAAACCAAGTTCTTCGTTTGTAATAATCAATTACAAAAAACTGGTTGCCGTATGCCCCTAGTTCAAGTGTTGTGCCTATCGCTATATAATACATATCACAAATAGCATCTAATTTCTCTACATCTGTTTCAGCTTCCAAAAATTCCTTTAGTTCTTCATCAAACAATCTATTTCTTAATTTCATCCGCTCAATGCTTGTTGCTCTATATACTTCCTTGTTCAGATATTTCTCTTGTCCAAAAGCCACATAGAACTCCTTGACAAGTTTTTTCATTTTCTCCAAATATCTTATATCCATTTTTTTTAAATCTAATATTTCTGCATTTACCATTTTTTAATTCCCTCCTATAAAATTTCTATTCTTACCCCTGCATTCCTTTTATCCACTTCATATCCTAAAAACACAGGTATCACGTTTTCCATGTTGTCGTTCTCTATCCATTCATTTTCCTGCATTAAATCTAATGGAAGTTGTGCAACATTCACATAGTCAAATGCCCTTTTACTGTTTCTTATGAAATAAAATCCAATTTTGTAAGGCTTTTTTTTGCCTTTTAGCATTTCCCTGAACTTTATGCCTTCCTGCCACCATTCATCAGCGGTATTTTTTTTGTATTTCATCACAGTTTCTGAATTTATCAGCCTTCTGCCTGTCCAACGTTTACTGTTTTTGGAACTCGGAACATTTCCAGATATAAAAATCCTTACTCTCGCTTTTTCTTTTAGCATTTATTTCCTCCTGATTTTATATTTTTAATTTCTATTCATCTTCTTTCTCTTTTACTAATGTA